GCAGCGTATCGGTGAGTTTAACGCACAGATCATCGAGCGCGATGTAAACCTCTTAGAAAACCAGCGCACCATTATCAATAATAATACGTTGATCTCTAACACGCGAAAGCGGATGCAGTTTCGCAAGGTGCAGGGCGAGGTTGTGGCAAACTATGCTTATGCCGGGATTGACATTGCGGTAGGAACCCCCATGTCAGTCTTGCGTGAGAACGCAAGAGAGCTTGAGTACGAGATAACGGTTGATAAGTTTAACAACTACGTCACCAACATGCAGATCAATGATGCCCAGGAAGACGCCAAGCTTACTGCTCAAATGTCCCGTATGGAAGCTGGTGCAAGCGCAGCGGCAATGCGCGCACAAGGTACAGCAAGCTTAATCTCAGGCTTTGGGCAGGCCGCTAAGATGGGTTATAACAGCGGCATGTTCACACCAACCACAACAACTGCGACAACTAGCGGAGCCGGTTAATGAGAATTCCTACATACACAGCCGGATCACAGATGACATCCGAAGCCCCTGGTCGTAGCTTTCGAGCCAGAGCAAGCGCACAGCCGTTTGTGCAACAGGCGCAGGCTCAGGGTGCTATTACTGGTGCTGTTATAGGGCAAGCGGCTGAGTTTACCGCAATGCGTTACAAGGCTGCACGGCAGACGCAACTTAGCGAAAAGCTTTTAGCTGGTGAAGAGTCGCTTCGGCAAGAGGCGGATAGACTTTCAAAAATACAGACGGGTAAGCTTGGCAGCGTGTTTAACGAAGGTGGCCCAGAAGATAAGGGGCTTTGGTCTCAGGCTACTAAATCTGTGCGCGAGAAACTGCTTTCAGACGTTACTGATCGTGAGACACGGCGCATACTTAACGACCGTTTTGGTCAAATGGAGCTTACCCAAAGGTTTTCTCTGCGTAATACAATTGACAGTAAGATTACTGCTGCAAACGCCGCTGCTCGCACGGAAACCCTAAACCGCGGAGCATCTGCAATTGCTGGTGGAACGGACATTGCAACACTGTCTTTGACCTTGCAAAATGTTGGCGTTGACTCAATTCAGCTTGCCGAGCTAAAGCTTGGAAACCCCAGCGCGCTAAAAAGGCAAGAGTACGCAATGCTGTACAATGGCGTTACAGGTGCTGTGCAAAACTATGTATTTAGCAGCCCCTCAAGAACAGAGGCCGTAGAGGGATTACGCAAAGCAGAGCGTGAAAGAGACCCGACCTTTGCAGGCGCGGGGCAGTACGCATACGCAGCATTAAATATGCTTAGTGTAGAAGATAGGGCAAAGATACTTAGTAGCGTTGTCCAAACGTCACGGTTTATAGACGCCCCTACATTGGAAGAAAAGAAGAACCAGCAGCTAATTGAGGCTGGAATTACCTCTTTTGTTGAGCAGGTTGACGTTACAACGGCCCGTTTAGAAGGTGGTGCTGATGTACCGCTTGAAGATTTGCAAAGGCTACAGCAGGCAGGATCAAATTTTGCCGAGTTAGCGCCAGACAAGGCACAGGCAATTGGGGAGGCGCTTGCGGATCTAACCACTTTTAGCAATCTTAAAGATGATTTGAACGAATATGGAAGTCCAGCGGCTGTAGCGCAAGTGGTAAGAGATGCGTTTGCGGGCGCTTATTCTGGCGACCCAGACTCAGCGGATACTAGGGCTGATTTAAGGGCTGCCGAGTTTGCTAGAAAATACCAAAAAAAGATGATTGAGACTTTGCAGGATGACCCTATGAGTTGGGTTGTTAGTGCAAAGGCTGTTGAAGTTGGCCCTATAAACATAACCGCAGAGGCTTTTGAAAGCGGTGAAACAGGTATAGCGCAAAGAGCAATGGCTGCGAAAACAGCAAGCGCGTTTTATGGAACTCCCGTGCCATTGTTTACCAATCAGCAAGCGTTGGCGATGGTTACTGAAATAGAAAAAGATGGGCCTATAGGTGCGAGCATACTGGCAAACATTGTGGGTGCAGCGGGCACTGAATCAGACAAAGTTATAAAACAGTTTCAAGAACAGGGACTTAGCGCGGAACTTGTTGAGGCTATGGGGCACCCAGAAAACCCAGCGTTGCAGCAAAGGCTTAAAGATATTTCAAATACTTCTTTGGTAGATTTTAAGGCGCGATTAAAAACCGTATCCGGAACAGCTGATGAATTTAATGCTATTGAAAGAAACATTGCAACCGAAACGAGTGCTTTGTTTTCTGCGTATCTGCGTGGGGGAGATACAGGCACTCAAGCCTTGTGGTTTGAGCAAGTCGAAGTTGCGACCAAGCTTGCTGTTAATTATACCCTAAACGGCATGGGATCTGTAGCAGCGGCTCAAAGGGCTGCAAAAGAAATATTCCCAGAAAAAGACAGCACGTTTGAAACTACAAGCGGAACGTATTACATTCCAGACCGGGCTGATGCGAGCGATATTTCCTCTGCGGCGACCAATCTTTTAGGCGGTGAAGAAATTTTTAGCCTTGTTCCAATAAAAATTATTGACACAGAGTATGACGATGCAACCGACAGAGCTTTGAATGAAGCGGCAATTGCAAGTAAAGGCGTTTGGGTTACGGACGGAGAGGGTAAGGGTCTTACACTACATTACACCCTTAACGAAGACACATTGCTTCCTGTGTTTAAAAAGGATGGATCAGAGTTTAATCTAACATTTGACCAGATACTTTCTTTGTCTCAAACAATAACAGATTCTAGGTTGGAGTCTGGAGAAATTTCTGCTGATGAAGTAGGCTTGTATCAGCAAGGTGTAGATTTAGCTAAAGAGGCTAGGGGTGAGGAAGTACCTCCACCAGCAGCCGCAACAACCTTAGCTGAAGACCCGATGCGTGGCTACGCAGAGGAAGGTGCTGCATACCGCAAAGACAAAGGCGAAGGCCAATGAGACCGCGCAAGTTAGCATCGGAGAATAAAGTTCTTCGTGCGGTTGCCGGGCAGGACTTGTCTATTTCTCTTGGGCGGGCTGTTGAGGAGATAATTGACACGCCAACCCTAACTGATCTTGCCAGAAATGCGCCTACCGGGGTAATCGGAGGCATGACCGAAGAGCAGCGGTCTACTCGAATTCAGAATGACAAAATGCGCAGAAGCCGCAAAAGTCTTTTGGAAAGCCAGCTTAGGACAGCCACTGACCCAATAATCATTGAAAACCTTACGGGTCAGATTGATGCAATTGATTTTGAGGGAGCAGAGGAACGTGATGCGTTTGTTCAAGAAAGTCTTGATGCAGGAAGATTGGTTGGCCAGGATCAGCTTGAGGAAGAGTTTGGTGATCGCCTAAAGTTTGATGGGCCCATGGTAAGGCAGGAGGCGCAAAACCTGTATGACCAAAAGAAGGCAGAAGCAATCAGGCAAGCCATGATTGAACGAAGCCCCAAAGGGTTTGCCGCCACAGCAGCAAAGCTAGGGGCAGGCGTTGTAAACCAAATGACCGATCCCTTAGAAGTTGCGTCTGCGTTTATTCCGTTTGTTGGGCCTGTTGGTAGGGCATATTCAATTGCAAGGTTTGGGCGTGTTGGTGGAAGAGCCGCTCAAGGCGCTGTTGAGGGTATGCTTGGTGCAGCTGTTATTGAGCCGATATACTATGGCCTGTCTACAAGTCAGCAACTAGATTACACAATGCGAGAGGCGCTGCTAAATGTCGGCGCTGGTCTTATTCTTGGCGGCGGGTTCGGAACTATTGCCGGTGTGCTGTCTCGTCATTCAATTGATGCAGAAGCGGTTGCTAAATCTATTGAGCCGGAAGGTTCATTGAAGACCACCGTTGACCCAGAGGTAATTCCAAGTATTCCAAAGCTGGCAGAAGCTGAAAGCGCGGTTGTTGCCAGCCGGACGCGCGAAAACCTTTCTAAGTCTTATGATCTGTTAGGGCGCAAGGTTACTGCCGACATGGCTATACGGCAGATGGTAAATGATATTGGTGTAAATGTTTCGATAAAAGCACCTCGTATCCCCAAAATGCCGCAAACGATCACTCAGTTTATACGTTCCCAAGGGGGGATTAATGATAATGATGTAACTTTTAGGGGGGAGCTTGCTTCTAGGGACGTAAAGGGGCGGGCGTCCTATGTTAGCCCAAGAGGCAATATAGTGAACTTTGTCAGCAATCCCGGCAGCAAAAAGAACGCCGATGACATGGCAGAAGCGGCACAAGAGGCTGGGTTCATTACCAACCGAGATACCAATGAGCTTTTTGATGCTATTGACCAAGACTTGCGCGCAAAGAATGGTGATGGCGAGTTTGCCTTTTCTATTAATGACCAACAAGATGTGGATGATTGGCGCAAACTAAGCGGCGATAAATCTGATTACGATGCGGAAGTTGAGCGCCGCCTAGCGATTAGAGATGTGCTAAACGAAAACAAGGCGACTGATGTTTCCGATGAAGAAATTGCAATGATTTCTGACTACATGTCTCGTAAAAATTTTACAATTGACGAAGCCATGTATGAGATGGGGGTCGATCTAAGTCGCACTAAGATGCAAATGGAATACGAACATGCTGTTGATTTAAAGAGCGATCCATTTGCTGACTTTGAAGCCTCAATGCGTATAGATGAGACTGAGTTGCGCGATGAAGGTGACATTGATTTCACTCAAGACGAAGCAATCATACAGCAGCTGCGTGACGAAGATCTTTTAACAGAAGAAAACATTGCAGAGCTAGACGAGATTGCTGCGCTTGACGCAGAATTTGCAGCGTTTTCGGATGTTGTTGACGCAGTATCAACCTGCATAGTGAGGTCATAATGGAAAAGTGCTTAGACTTAGGTAAGAAGGTTAACAACAAGCGACTTGATGACCAGCAGGTTCTTGATATTTTCAATGACCTACAGCGTGCCAGAGACCCACAAAAAGCTGCAAACATGCTTCTTAACATCGAAGATGCGATGTTCAAGCGTGGAACTTATCTTGTTGAGGGCGCGGATCTGGCGCGCAAGGTTGAGAAACGCGGGCGTTATCTTAATATAATTGCAGAGCATCGTTTGATGGAGTTGGCTGACAGGGCTGATTCTGAGTACGGAGATCCTAGCCTTGGACTTGAGGCCGCTCTTGTTGGTGTGAACGCCTCTGGTATTGATGGGAACAATAGATCCGTTGCGGCTTTAGATAATGCAATATTTTTAGAGCACTCAGGTGGTTTCATTGCGGATCTAAAAAAAGACGGCTTGCACGAAACTTTTATTAACATGCGTGGACAGCTAGAACGAGAAGTGTCGCGCGTTCTAAGTGATCTAAACATGAGGACTCCGACCAATGCTGTAGATGCCAGCCCAGAGGCTGTAAAGATCGGCAACATTATGTTTAAGTACCAGCGGAGCCTTATGGAGCGTCAGAACAGATCAGGCGCTTACATAAGGCTAAAAGAGGGCCGTGTGGTTCAAGCAAGCCACGATCCAGGTGCGCTTAGAAAAGCTGGGTACGACGAGTGGCGCGACTTCGTTGTAAAAAATGACATGCTAGATTTTGACCGCATGGATATTGCACCGGACAGAGTTGAGCGTTTTCTAGAGCTTTCTTACGCTTCTATAGAAAGCGGCATAAGAATTTCTAATGGCAAAACTACAGATGACATTGCCAAGGCGTTTAAGGGGCCAATGAATTTAGCTAAAAGACAAAGCGCCTCTGGTGTCTTTACCTTTAAGAACGCGGATGCTTGGTATGATTATGATCAAAAGTTTGGTCGCGGCTCATTGCGCGAGGCGTTTATGCAAGACATGCAATCCGCCTCAAGATCATCGGCACTGATGGAGATCTTCGGCACTAACCCAGAGGCTATGCTTGATAAGGTTCGTAGCAGGCTTCTTGAAAAACACCGAACAAACAAGAAAAAGCGAGATCGGTTACAACGCAGGGCTGATTTTCTTACCCTTGATGCTGCAATGGCAGAGGTTACAGGAAGCGTTAATATTGGATCATCTTCGAACATTGCGCAGTGGACAGCTGGATTTCGCAACATACAAACAATGGCAAAGCTTGGCGGGTCTTTTATATCTGCCCTTTCGGATGTTGGTTTTATAGCAACAAACCGCATGTACCAAGGTCGCAGCATGGTTGACGCATGGGGCGATGCTTTTGGGGCAGTGTTTCGCGGCATGAATAAAGGCGAAATGAGGGACTTTGCAGACAGAATGGGCGTAGGCCTAGAAGGTCAACTTGGCGATTTTTTCCAACGCTTCAATCCTACGGACAACATAAATGGTCGGCTGTCTAAAACCATGGGGACTTTCTTCAAGTTAAACTTATTGCAACCCTGGACGGAATCAAACAAGCGCGGCGTAAGCTTAATGATTGCAAATGATCTAGGGCGCGAGGCAGGCAAATCTTTTGATAAGTTGCCGGGTGACTTGCAACGTGTTCTTGGGTCATATGGAATTGACAAGGCAAGCTGGGAGGTTGCCAGGAAGGGCGTTAAGAAAGGCCCGGATAAAAGAGATTACATTTTCCCAGGAGACATTGAGGACACAAAGGTACGGGAATCTTTGTTTGCCCTTCTGGTAACTGAAGCTGACTTTTCTGTTCCTTCACCTGGGGCTAGAGAAAGAGCAATTTTGCGCAGAGGCTATAGACCGGGCACAGCTGCTGGGGAGTCAATTCGGTTTGTAACGCAGTTTAAATCGTTTGGCGTCACTGCGCTAACAAAAGTTTTAGGGCGTCAGGTTTATGGTTACGGCGGCAAAACATTATACGACCAGTTAAAGAAAGGCGTGGGCGCAAACCTTGGCCTAGCAAACGCAATTATTGGTACTAGCTTTCTCGGGTACTTTGTAATGCAAGCCAAAGAGGTTATGCGTGGGAAAGAACCAAGACCAGCAACGCCGGAAACTTTTATGGCTGCAATGTTGCAAGGTGGCGGTTTAGGGCTTTACGGTGACTTCTTGTTTGCAGAAACAAACCGCTTTGGGGGCGGCGGGTTCGTTTCGGATGTGCTTGGGCCGAGCGTTTCAACCGTAGGTGATTTTGCTGACCTTCTTATTAAAGCCAAAAATGCTGGTTTTAACGGAGAGGAAAACCTTGGAGGCGATGCAATCCGCCTAGTTAAGAACAATACGCCATTTGCAAATTTGTTCTACACCAAGCAAGCAATGGACTATCTTTTGTGGTATCATTTGCAAGAAATGGCAAACCCAGGGTACTTGCAACGATCTGAAAGAAGAACTCAATCTGATTCAGGGCAAGGGTTCTTGGCCCGCCCAAGTGATGTGATCCAGTATGGCGGGGGATTTAAGTAATGACGCCACCTTTTAAAAAGTGTATTATGTGCACTAAGAACGACAGGGATTTGCTATGACAGTATCGAGCAGTACAAACCGAGCAAGTTACAGCGGCAACGGGACGCTTACAACCTTTGCTTACGGCTTCAAGGTTTTTGACCAGGATGACTTGACTGTTATCCTTCGCGCAAGCAACGGGACAGAAACAGTCCAGACTATTACAACTCATTATACTGTTACGGGTGTTGGCGATGTTGGCGGCGGAAATGTGGTTTTTGTAACTGCACCGGCGTCAGGCGTTACTGTTGTTATTCTGCGCGAGATGGACTTGGAGCAAGGGCTAGACCTGGTTACTAACGATCCGTTCCCTGCTCAGTCACTTGAGAACAGCCTGGACAAGCTTACGTTCATGGTGCAGCAGCACAGC